GATCAAATGGGACTAGGTGCAGGTTTTGAGGAAGCGGTCAAAACAGGTGACAAAAACGCTACTGATTTGACGCTAAAACTGCTGAACGAAGCGGATATTGTTGAGGGCGGTGGGACTATAACAGGACTTACCCGCGACAACGTTAATGGTGGTTATCTTATAGATGTAACTAACCCCGACGGGTCCCCTGGGGTAAAAACCCAGAACGGCACTAAAGATCCGGACGACCCAGCGATATTTATCCCCGACGCTAAACTTCTTGATACTGCCAACACTGTTTGGGATTCGACTGTGATGCCCCACCAGAACATCATAGGCGTCGCTGCTAATCGCGCGACTCAGAACGTAATTAATACAAACGTTACTGCAAATGGAGAGGAAGTAACGGCCAGACGGGAACTAAGCCAACGCGTGGGAGAAGTTATAAATGCGATCCCCCCTGGAGCACCTAGAACGCATGCCATCGGCGGTGTTGCTTCCGCTGATAACGATGCTGAGAAGCTCGAAATCGTTAACGAGATGGGTAAAGACTTGGGTCTTGAGCCGCTCACACCACCAAAACAAACTGGCGTTGATCTAACAGATGCGCAGAACGAACAAGTAGCACGCCGCCAAGCGCAGGCACAAACCTCTGGCGACGGAAAAATGCTCAAGGGCACCGAAGCGCTGTACAACGCTGTCGAGCAAGTTGAAAGCGGTGGCGACCATTCCGCAGTTAGCCCAGCTGGCGCTCAGGGCGTAATGCAGTTGATGCCTGCTACTGCCAAGAACCCAGGTTATGGGATCGAGGGCGTTAAAGACGATAGCGAAGCCGAGAACCGCAGAGTTGGTCGAGAGTATCTCGATGCGATGCTGAAGAAGTATGACGGTAATCTTGAGTACGCTTTAGCCGCATATAACCAAGGACCTAAAGCTACAGACGACTGGATAGCTGCTGGTGCTGACCCTGACAAAATGCCAGGGGGTAAAGAGACTAGAGAATATGCTGATAAGGTGTTCGCTCAGATGGGAGGTAAGCCGCAATCAGGCCCCGTATCCCGCGAAAGCCGTCTAGAAAAAGAATACCCAGAGCCTGATCGAGGTGATGACGAGACTCTTATTGATTATAGCTACGCGGAAATATCAAAAAGAGTTGGTGGCTCTCGAGAAGCAACACGTAAAGCGGCTACTTTGCAGGCCAGTATCCAGAAAGACTTAGAGATAGCTAATAAACCTGGGCCAAAAGGTCCGGCACAAGACGCTGCTGAAGCACGTCTTAAAGCGAACCAAGAAAAGCTACGAGCTGTTTACACAGGCGCAGATCAATTACGCGCCGAGGCGCAGGAGAGAAAAGACGAGCCTCTCAGGAAAAAACTGAAAGCTATCGATGCTCAGCTAGGCCGGAACATTACCGACTCCCGCAGAAAAAGCCTCGAGGCCCGCAGAGAGAAGCTCATTAAAGACGAAGGTTTACTGCCTGAATCAAACGGCACCGAACTTGTCAGAGAAAAACCTGAAGATGCCAACCAACCAGCAACGAAGATCACCTCTTCGAATAACGTGGTTCAACAGCAGTTCGACGACTTTGCCAAAGTATCTGAAGGTAAGACTAACGACGAGTTAGCTGACATGATCATCTCAGGCGAGGTGAATCTTTCTCCGCAGGCTCGCCAACAAGTTGCAGAGAAACTGCAAGCCGAAGGCATACAAAAGATTGAAGACTTGCGTCGTTTGAATAACAAAGACCGCGCACTCGCTCTTGCGGCACTTGCCTCTACAGTCAACAGTGGTACTGCTGGATCTAACGCAGGTATGGGCACAGAAGCGGCGGCTCTCCGACAGCAAGTGCTCGGGCTTGTGTCTCCTTACGGTCAGGCTATAGGTCCAAAAGACTTCGCTACTATCCAGCAGAGACGCGAATCATCTAACAATACGCTCTCCTTACAATTAAAAAGATTCGAAGCCGAACAGGATAAAGCCGCTATTGGGTTCGCAGACGAGCTAGTAAACGGCGTCGCTGAGATTATGGGTGATGAAGAACTTGGCGACCTTGGCGAGCGATCAGACAGGGTTTTGCAAAGCGGAATACTGAACACTTTCTGGAACAAGCTGTCACTTTTTAACGCTAAGGATCACCCCGAACAGCACAAGATGCTGATGAAGTCGGCCAATATGGTTTTCAGTCAGGTTGCTGCTGGTGAAGCGTCCAAAGAAAAAGGAGGCGCGTGGGAAAGCGTAGTCTCTTTATTCCGTAAGGATTCTGACGAAAACCTTGGAGCGAGCGATCAGTTCTTGAGTCGGGTAATTATCGATGGCAACAGAATCCAATACATAACCCAGCCAACGCTAGTTAATGGTCAGTGGCAGTACGACGTGCTTGATGAGAGTTTTTCGATTCGGGAGTTGAACAACAAGAATTCACAAGCGGGCAACTTCTTAAAGAAAGCAGCTCAAGCAAACTCTGAAAGATATGGACGCCCTCAATAGTGGATGAACTTCTCGAGCAGTTTTACGCAAGCAACCTAGACGGGTCTTCAGTTGACGAAGATCAACCTTCAGAGCTTGAAGCCGACAACAGTATGAGCAACGCTTTTAGCGGCGGGCTTACTGCTGGCACCGAAGGCATGGGCGCATCAATCGACTACTTCCAAGCCCTACTTGGCACGGCTGTAGGCGCAGACGAATTCGCGGAAAGAAATGTCCTAGAGGCAGAACGTGCAAACGCAACTGGTCGGGCAGCATTAGCAGGCGTTGAGGAGTTCGGCGAGTTTCTCGAAGAACCTACCGTTGGTGGCGCATTTACTCAGATCGCAAAAGCTGGCGGTCAAGGCTTACCCTCTCTTCTTTACAGTATCGGCACGCTAGCCACAGGTGGCGTATTGGGCGCGGCTGGTGGAGCACTCGCAAGAACTAGCTCCAAGAAAGCGGCTAAAAGACTCGTAGATGATGCAACCAAAAAAGTTTTAGATGGCACGGCCACCCCGCGAGATCTGGAACTTGCGCAGGCGGCTTATGATCTAACCAAGAAAGTAGCTACTAGAAATGGGGCTAAGTTTGGTAGTTACGCGGGTCTTGCCGCAGGTGAATACCCGTCACTAGCGGGCGAGAATTTTTCTGAAGCACTAGGTGCTGGGCAAAACAGAGATCTTGAGACAGCTTTACAGTCTGCCTTAGTAGCCGTACCTCAAGCGGCGATAGGTGTAGGTACAGAAGTTGCGTTCTTAAAACTTCTTGGGAAGAGCGCGGCTTCACGATCGACTGGCGAAGGATCAGTCTTTGGTCAATTAGCCAGCAACATCGGTCAAAAGGCTGGGAGAGGCGCTGGTCTAGAGGGCCTTTCGGAATACGCGCAAACTGAAATTGCTATACAAAATAGACTCAGCTACGACCCTGACTACTCGCAAGAAGAGCGAAACCTCCGCCGTATGGAGTCTTTCTTCGCAGGCGCGGTCGTTGGTGGTTTCGCTGGTGGTGCTGGCGGCGCTGTATCCACTCTTTACCAGAACAGAGGCGCTGCCGCTGAGAAAGCAGCTCCTATATTTGAGAAGTCCAGAAAGCTCTGGGAAGACGCCGTCGAGCGTCGGCAAAACGACAAGATTGATGAAGAAGAAGCTCAAGGTGCACAAGCGCCACAATCAGAGTTTGCTGAAGGACAAGTTGTAACCCTAATAGCCGGTAAATTTGGCCCAACTTCAGCGGCACAAGCTAATGATGGAT